TATAAGTTCTATATCCTCTTTCCCTGGCGGTGGTAATAATCGCATGGCGGCGGTTAATGCTTCTGTGGCTTCCTTTGCCGTTATTCCGTATTCATTAGACATTGCTTGTATTCTCCATTCTCTGTTTAATAGCCTGGTTAATATATTCGTTCACGCTTTCCCCGGCGGCTGCTGCCCTTTCTTTAATAACGGCTTTATCTCCCTTTGGTACGGTCAAGTTGATGCGGTCATACTTCTCATTTATAAACTGATTTTGGTATTTCACTTGGTCGAACTCTTTTTTTGTTTTTGGCATCCGTTGCCCTCTTCCTTTCTCTTGCCTTATGGTATATAATAGGTTTTACAGTTTGGGCGGCTTTGGCAAGTCCACCGCCCTTTCTGCATCCCTAAAGCCTATTCATTAGGCTTTTCTTCATTTCTTGGCTTCGCATCCACAATTCTTCTGATTAAATCCAAAATCTCATGTTCGCTATGCCCTTTCTCGTCACACCACTCAATGACTTCTTTAATTTCTTTCTTGTCCATATCTTCCATGTTATTCTCCTTTCTCTGCCGCCCAGGTACTCGTTAGGTTTTATGTATCTCCCTTAACTGTCTTTATTATATATCATATTACGCAATATGTCAATACATATTACGCAATATTTATAAATTTATTTTTATGTGCAATAAGCCCGGCGGAATGTGCCAGGCTTAAAAGTGCGTGTATTTACCATGGATAAAATCACGGAAACAACGGGTTTCAATATATAGTTGCATCATATAGGCGTTTTGGGTTTCCGGGCATTGGTCTAAACGATTGTGTATATAAGCAATGCACCCTTGCCCGGTGTATACCTCATTGCTTCCCCGTTTCACATTAAAACGTGGGTTAAAACTTGTCAGACAGTACCGCAACGCCTATTGTTGCAACCCCTCAACGGTTTATAGTGGCTTGGGACACTCGCACCCGTTCACGGTGTGGCCGTTTTAGTTGCTGCCCCGGCATTGCCGCCGGGGTTTTGTTTATCTTTTTCCATTTTTTAATTTTATGTATGCTTCTATTTCATCTTTGCTTGGAAAATTTCCCCAAAAATCACGCTTCCAACCGCCGTTAAAAAATCTTAATCCGGTAAAATCTTCTTTTTGTCCTTTTATTTTTATATTTCTAAAATCTACGCCCGTTCTTTTTTCAATTTTATAAATCATTTCTTCCGCATACATCATATCATTATCCAGGCAGAAAACAAATTTTTCATTCCATTCTAATGTTATGTAATTG